GAAAGAAGAGTTAAAGAATACTTACAAAACAAAGGATTCAAAGTTGAATATGAAGGTGGAAATGGTGATTTAATTGATATGGTATTTGGGACCGATCTTATTATGTCTCATCCTGATTTTGGTGTAAAAACAATCCAAGTTAAAGCAAATGAAAAGGCTTATGATCAAGATTACAAATATGTTGATTGGGTGATAATTGCAGACCCTTTCACTATTTATGATAATAAAACAAAAGAGAAAATTGAATTATAATGAATTCAGGTCAAATATGGATTACAAGAAGGTTGGATGATATAATCGGAACTGTTGAAGAAGCTGCTGGAGACATTGATACTGATGATTACCCAAATTTCCAATCTTGGATGATGGATGTGTTTGACAGTGCGTTGAATAGATTACATGATGAAAGTTATCAATCAGAAAGTAATTTTTTAGACAAATATAGTGGTGTTTTATCTGCTATGGAAGACATGTTTAAAGATCAGTTGGAGGATTTTTATTTATCAGAAAAAGATAATGATATAATAAACGAAAGTTCAGAAATACCTATCAGATTACTCAGACGAGGAGTGGAATTAGAAAAGATTGGTGATATAGTAGAATACCAAACAGAAATACAAGACCCTTGTGATTTTGAAGATGAAGAAGACTACGCTGATTTTTGTATTTTACAGGGAATTCATTTTTATTACTGTGATGAAGGATATTGTGATGAAGACGAAGATACTGAAGATTATGAAGGGCCATCACCAGCAATGGTAGAAGTAAGAAATGAGGTTGAACAATATATATATGATAAATACTATGACTATTTAGTTGGTATTTATAATGACGGAGATTGTTAACAATGAAAATACTAATATCAGAAAAACAGGCAGATAGAATATTCAACGACAAAATTGAATGTGAAAAGTGTGAACACTCTTGGAAGAAAGAGAATGATGACCCTCATCCATTTTTATGTCACGATTGTGGATGGGATCAAAAGAAAGAAAAGTACGACAAAGAAAATCTATTCAAATTTTGGAAAAATAAATTATCCAAAGAACCAATTGATGAAAAATGGTCTCAAAAGTATAAAAAATCAATAAATTGTAATAACCCAAAAGGTTTTAGTCAAAGAGCACATTGTCAGGGTAGGAAAAAGAAAAAATAATTTATGAGTTTAATTACGTTTATTATACCGTCTATCAATAGACCAACATTAGATAATACAATCCAATCTTTACTTAATCAAACAAACCCGAATTGGGAATGTTTTTTATTATATGATGGTGTTGAGGGTAAAAAATTTGACGACCCTAGAATTAAAATTTTTAATCTCAATAAATTAGGTAAAAAAGGGGAACGACATGGTAATGCCGGTTTAGTTAGAAATGAAGGTATTAAGATGTGTGCAACAGAATGGATTGGATTCTTAGATGATGACGATACCATACATGAGGATTATGTTAAAACTTTATCTGAAAAATACACAACATATGATTTTGTGGTGTGGAGAATGAAAACCACAAACGGAAAAATATACCCTGATTTAAACACAAACAAACTTTTAATAAATAAAGTTGGTATATCAATATCCTTCAAAAGTAAAATAAATAACATACTATTCAATTCAAATCACGACCAAGAAGATTTTGAATTTGTTGAAAATTTAGAAAAACAAACTAAAAATTTTATTATAACACCTGAGATATTTTACAATATAAGACACTAAACTATTTTAATATAAAAAAATGAGAATAATAACATTTTACAATAAAATCATTAGAAAAGAATTATTAACTAAACAAAAAGAAGTTTTTAATAAATTTGGTTATAATTTAGAACAAATTAATGTTGAGAATTGGGTTTCTCACGGACATGCTGTTAATGAATTTTTGAATGGTATTGATAACCCTAATGAAATTATAGTTCTATTTGACGTTGATGCTATTCCATTAAACCCAATTGTTATTAACGATACGGTAAATTGGTGTCAAAATAATTTAGGTATAGTTGGTATTGCTCAAAATGCCCCTAAAACAAAAGATTATATCATTTATGCGTCACCTGCTTTCATGGTATTCAGTATGAATACTTACAATACTTTAGGTAGACCAAGTTTTGAAGAAAATAAAAGATCCGATTGTGGCACAGAGATGACTCATAAATGTAGGGAGATTGGATTAGAAGTTAGAATGTTTTATCCAACAAGTTATGAAGAAAGAACCTTCCAGTTAGACGGATACATACATTATGGTTATGGTTGTAACTATGAAAATAAAATCTACCATTCTTTTGAATCTAGATTTGGTAAGAAAGATAGTTTTTTTATAAAAAAATGTAATGAAATTTTAGGGTAAAATGAATGACGATTTTTTAGTTAAACAAGTTGATGGTTATGGTTTAGGTAACTTTATTATGCTTACACCAACTATAAAAAAATTATCTGAAGATCAGGGTAAAAAAATAAATGTTTATTTTCACGATGAATTTGTTAAAAATTGTTTTATCAATTGTGACTTTATTAATATAGTTAATGAAGAGTATAAAAAACCTGATCTAACAAGTGGCGAAGTTAATAGAAAAATCCCAGATTATAAAAACATATTTCAAAAAATAATTAAAGAAAAATGGGACCCAAAATATCACACATACGTTGATAATGCAATTGAAATACCAAAAAAAAAAGAAAAATATATTCTTTTTTTTAATGGTTTGGCCGGTGTTTCACCCGTAATAGGTGGTGAAAAATCATATTGGTGGGGTAAAAAAGAAATTGATGAAGAAACTTTTCGTTTTATAAAATCAAATAGTAAATTACCAATTTATTTTACTGGATCACAAAATGACATTATTAATCATCCATGGATTGAGAAATTATGTGATAAAATATATGTAAATGATATTAGAAACTCTTTGGCGTTAATTAGAGATGCGGAAAAAATCATAAGTAATGATACTGGGCTCTCACACTGTGCGGGGGCATTAAATAAAGATATTTTGATTTTATGGAAAGACACCCCATTTATTAAGAATACTAATCCTGGTATTAAAACAATATATTCAAAAAAAGAAAATTGGAAAAAAGACATAACGTTATTTTTAGATAATAAGGTTAGATACTCAAATGTTGACGATAAAAAATACGTTTATATTATTCCATCTTATGAAAGATTTGATAAGGTAATTGAATTAATTGAAGATATTATGAAGGTAGATCCAAGATGTTCAATTTTTTTAATTAATGATGGTTCTAATGATGTTAGTTATAATTTATTAAAAAATTACGACACTAGACTTTTTTATTTGGAAAATGAAGTCAATATGGGGAAAAAAGGATATTGGAAAACAGTTAACAGGTTACTCAAAGAAATATCAAACCACGAATTTACTTTTTGTGTCATGCTTAATGATGACTTAACTTTAACTTATGATTTTAAAATTATTTTGGACAACAATTCAACTAAGAAAAAAATACTTAGGTTGTTTACACCCACAACATTGTTAAATAAACAAAATTGGGGGTTTGAAAATTGGGTGGATGGTATTTTTTGTACACCAAAATTTTTTTTAAAATCAATAAATTACTCAATCGATGAAATTAATATTCCTGATAAGGTTTTAGTTTCTTCAGGTGTTGGTAGACAACTTACGGAAAAATTAAACAAATTTAAAATAAAAGTTGATTTTGTTGGGTCAATAGTAGAACACAATGGTAATGAAGATTCCAAAATGCATCCGATATTGAGAAAAAAAGAACCACTTATTGCTAATATTGAAAATATAAAAATAGAAAATAAAGAAGTGGTTGAATTAGAAAAATCACCACAAGAAAATATTATTAGACAAACTTTAGAAAAAACAACGTCAAAAATAAATTATGAAAAAGTGAATAATACATTTAATGTGCAAAATAACAATACAAAAATAAGATTACAAACAGGATCAATTAATGAAAGACCAAGAAGTAATAGTCAAACAATGTTAAAATTAATGAGTAAAAGACGTGGTAGATGAGTTTAAGTATAATTGTCCCAACATATAATAATGTAAAATTTTTAGATGAGTTATTTGAGTCTTTTAAGAAAAATGATGTTAATTTTCCTCATGAGTATTTAATTGGTATTGATAATTGCGAAAAAACAAAAAATTATATTGAAGAAAGAGAATTTCCTAATAATTTCTTTTTTTTCTATTTTGTTGAAAATGTTGGACCATATAAAATTAAAAACACTTTGGCTGAGGTTGCTAAGTACGACAACCTATTTTTTTTTGATTCCGATGATTACATGACAGAAAGTTGTTTATCTGAAATTAATAAATTAATTTTTAAATATGAATGTGTTAAACCTAAATTCGTAAACTTCAAAGATACCAATGAAGGTAGGGTGTTCATTGATGGTAAGGGGTTATATGGTGAAGGTGTATTTGCAATACATAAAAATTTATTTTTGGGAATGAATGGGTTTGAAGGTTGGAGATGCGCGGCTGACTCTGATTTTATGGGAAGAATATACAAACTTAAACGAAAAATTAATTTAACAAATATAATTTTATTTCACAGGAGAATACATGGAGACAGCCTTACAATGTGCGAAGAAACTGGATACGCTTCTAAGATTAGAGGTAAGTACTCTTCAATATCTAAAAACAAAACTGATCATGGAATTTTAACAAAATTAGAAAAAGCAGATTATCAAATATTATATAAAGAAACTAAAAGTTGGTCCGAATCTATCTCTACAATTCAAAATAAAGAAATTGACTTACAAAAAGAACTTAAAGAAAAAAAACACAAATTACTTGAATCAATTTTTAGCGATTCACCAAAAGAAGTACCACATAGAGAAATTAAAGTTGTCAATTATAATAAAGTAAATCAAATAACAAATCGACAAACCCAATCAAATTTGGGTACTGCATTAAAAAAAGCAAAATTAGAAAATATCAAAAGAAATTCGAGGCGTTAGAATTTTTTTTCACTATATTTGTTTTATGGAACACAGATATAAATCAGGAAACGTAATCAAGGACGATCACATCAAAAGAGTTAAAAAACTTTTAAAGAATAAAGGAGTGTCTTTTGAATTTAATATTTGGAGAGATAAAGTTGAATTCCAAATCACCAATATCAGAAAATACAATAACGGATGGTCTTTTAGTGATAAAAATAACTATTGTTATGAGGTGGATATCAAAATGATTAGTGATGCACCTTTTTCTCGTAACTACATAAACTCTAATGTAAGACGATTAAACTCTCGAGTTAGAGCTTGGTCTAACGAACAAGTATTATTGGAAGAGTTACAATTCTTCGGGATGAACAACATTTGTATTTCAAAGATTCAATATGTTTAGAGTTCTTTTATATTTATTAATATGAAAGTATCAATAACAGAAGATCAACTAAAAGTAGTACAATCAAAATTACTTTATGAACAAATCCTTGATGATCTTGTTTTCAAACTATCTTTAATTACAGAAGATGGTAAGACTAAACCTGATATGGAATGGGATTTTGAACCTATCAAAAAAGAAATTGATTTGTCTAAGTTATGGGTTAAAACTAAGGAAGACGCCATAAAATATATTGAAAAGGTTAAAGATAAAATTGAAAATCTTCCTTCTGACTTAAAAAAAAGAATTGTAAAATATATTGCTTATTCCTTATTAGGTTTGTTGAGTTTGAAACAAATTGAAAAGTACTTGGATCCTCCATTACAAAGTGCGGTAGAAACTGAAAAAGAATTCATCAAAAAAGTAATACCACCAAGAATAAGAAAGTCATCGGAAGGTTTAATAGATCACTTGAAATACGAAGAAGGATCCATTAGACATAAAGGACAACCAAATTTAGTTGCATATGATCTTGGTGATGGTGCTTATACCATTGGTTATGGACACGCCATATTTCCTGATGAACAAGAAGGATTTGATTTTCTACCAAGATACTCAAAAATAATTCCAGGTAGAACAAAAATTACAAAAGAAGATGCCGAAAAATTATTGAAAGATGACATGAGAGAAGCGGAAAGTATTGTTAATCGAATTTTGGATCAGTGGGAAGAAAAAGGAATCAAACCACCAATTACACAAGGAATGTATGACGCAATGGTTTCAATGTCCTTCAACATGGGAAGAGGTATAAGAACTTCAGATTTCATCCAAGCAGTTAAACGAGGTGATTTTGATTTAGCAAGAAAACTAATTTTAACAACAAGTGAAAATTTATTTGACGAGTTTCCTGGACTAAAATCAAGAAGGAAAAAAGAATCGGAAATGTTTATATGATTAATCAAGAAAAAATATTAAAACTATTCAAAAGATTTGAGGGGGATAAAATTGATCTTTACGGGTTAAAATGTGTTCCTGTTAGAGTTGGGGAAGAAATAATATCAAAAAGACATAATAAACCTTATTATCCGATTGAATTTAAAATAGAAAATCCAAATGATGTTCCTTATTTCCATTCAATAGTACATGAGGAACTTTTTGATATAGTAATGGAGTTTGAAGAGTATGTTGGTCTTAAATTAACTACTGAAATATTATGGGATGAACAACCAAAATTTTATCTTAACGACAAAACAAGGGATCAAATTCAAAAAGTTTTCGACTCTGTAAGAGAAATTAAATTCACCACAGGAACCCCATTTGTTGGGTATAGAAGATATGTAATCAATATAGAATCTGTTGGTTTAAAAAGTAAAAATTTTGATCATGATGCGTATTATATTGATAATACCGTTGTTCCATTATCCGCAACAAAAAATGGTGAAAATGTTGATGTTAATGAAGCTATAAATGAGTATATCGATGAGTTCTTACCACAGGTAGAAACATACTACGAAACTGAACACTATTATCGAGGTGTTGATCAAGTGATTAGTCAATATCCACTTCTTAACGTTGATTATGTTGCAACTTATTACGACACCAAGTTTATCCGATAATAGACTTACTTCTTTTCTTACGGTGAAAAGTAATAACAAATCGGTGAACTTCATTTTGAATCTCGGCTAACAAAAACCCAAACTCACTTCTTGGAATATCAAAACTTGATCCATCAATTTTGTGGATCGTAGATGATCTGTGTTTGTCGTCTTTTGAAATAGAGATCAAGTCAACTCGATTCAATAAACCAAGATCCTCAAATACTTTCTTGGCAACACCCAACTGACCTTTACCACCATCAATAATCACAAGTGAAGGTAACTCTTGTTTTTCATTTAAAAGTCTTTTGAATCGACGATTTAATACCTCATCGAAAGAAGCATAGTCATCAGGTCCCTCCACAGTTTTGATATTAAACTTACGGTAGTTTGTTTTATCAGTCTTACCATTCTTGTAACGAACAAGAGCAGACACCTGACAATCTCCTGCAGTATGTGAATTATCAAATGCTTCGATAAGAGTTGGGACATTTAATAAACCAAATTGTTCTTTGAATGATCTTGCAACATCACTATACTTTCGAACACGAAAAGACTCGAGTTTTTTCTCCAATAAATCAACAACATCCATTCTGTTTTTGAAGTTCTGAGCAATCTCAAACTCCATTTGATCGGAGTGATACTTCATGTACTTCTTCAAACGATTTCGAACTTTGTCGAACTGAAATGAAAATACATCTTTCATCTCACTTACAATCTTCAAGTAAGAAAACTTTTGAATAGAAGAAACACAAGGAGCATTACAACGACCAAGATGAAACTCCAAACAAGTCTTGAACTTTTCGTTTTGGATATTCTCTTCAGTCAAGTTGTAAGAACAAGATCTAAGATTGAAAATGTCATGGACCATCTCATAGATTTCATAACAAGAGTTGGAACTTGTAGATTCCAAAAGAACTTCACCAGTAAAGTTAGAAGGATTACAAACCAAAAGTCTTGGGAACTCATCTTCACTCAAAGTAATAAACCAACGACGAGAACGATCATCTTTTGCTTTGATGTTGTATTTTGGTTTGTGTGATTTGATAAGTTCATCTTCCAACAACAGAGCCTGACTCTCATCGTTAGTAGTCATGAACTCAACATCTGTGATCTCATTCACCAAAGACAAAGTCTTCTGATCTTTGTGATTTTTTTGAAAGTAAGACTTTACTCGTTTAGGAAGATACTTTGACTTACCAACATAGATGATCTGACCTTTCTTGTTTTTGAAAAGGTAACAGCCGCTAGATTGTGGTATGTTTGAAAGTTTCTCTGTAATCACAATACAAATATACGAAATTTTTTATATTAACTACATGTTAAGATGATTAACTTTGGGCTAAGAATAAATAAAATTGGTGATTTAAGTTATAAGACTAACTATCTATTGGTAAATAAAATTAAACAAAAAAACTATGAAACAAATTTACCTAACAATACTGTCTGTTATGATGACGGTAATGACTTATTCACAAAGTCAATTTTGGACGGCAACTGATTATAAAGGGGCTTTTCCTGTAACGGATAACTCACCTGCAACTGATTGGACTTATGGGTGGTCTAATTGGGATCCTGAAAACACAACTTACCCATCAACACAAACAACAACAAATTCAAACATCACAACAAACACAACTTGGTCAGGTGTTGTCCTACTTCAAAACAAAGTTTACGTTAAGAACGGAGCGACTTTAACTATTTTACCAGGAACTATCATCAGAGGTGACTATTCAACACAAGGGACTTTAGTTATTACGAGAGGGTCAAAGTTAATTGCTGACGGCAACCAAATGAATCCTATTGTATTTACTTCAAACAATCCTGTAGGACAAAGAGCTGAAGGTGATTGGGGTGGAGTTATTATTTTAGGTAATGCGATAAACAATCAACCCGGTGGTGTTGCAAACATTGAAGGTATTACTCCTACAAACGACACCCAACACGGAGGAAATAATGATAACGATGATTCTGGTATTTTAAGATATGTTAGAATTGAGTTCGCGGGTATTCCACTTGAACCTAACAAAGAAATAAATGGTGTAACATTTGGGTCTGTTGGTAATCAAACATTGGTCGACTATGTACAAGTTAGTTTTTGTGGGGATGACTCTTATGAATGGTTTGGCGGAACTGTAAATTGTAAACACTTAATATCATATTCAACAGTAGATGATGACTTTGATACAGACTTTGGATACAGAGGTAAAATTCAATTTGGTTTGGCGATTAGAAATGAAAATTTGTCAGACGCCGCTGGCGACTCAAATTGTTTCGAATCGGATAATGACGCACAAGGTAGTGTGGCTCAACCATTGACTTCACCTGTATTTTCTAATTTCACATTAATTGGTGCTAAAAGCAATGGGACGGTTTCTCTTCCAATAGGTGAAAAATTTGAAAAGGCTTTCAGATTGAGAAGAAATACAGCAACTTCTGTTTTCAATACAATTGTTACTGGATGGGAAAAAGGAGTATCTTTAGAAGGAACAGCCGTAGAAGATAATTTAGCGGGTGACACGATGCAATTCCACAGTAACATTCTTTCTAACTTTAACACTGGTACTGTTTGTTTGACAACAACTGCAGGTGTACTAAACACATATTTTTCACAACACTTAAATGACTCAACATCAACTATTCAAAACATTAATTGGATCACACCATTTGTGCCAATTGGATTAACACCTGATTATAGGTTAAATGATAGCTCAATTGCGGCTACAGGTGCTGACTTCCCTATAGATGTTTTTGGTGACTTATTTATTGGTGTGAAAACTATTGAGTCGATAAAATTGAATGTATATCCCAACCCAACAAACGGTAACATATACTTCTCAGAGAACGTAAACAACTTTGTAATTTACAACTCTACTGGTAATATTGTCAAACAAAACGATACAAACCTATCAAACTTATCAAATGGGGTTTACTTCATTAAAGTGAACGAAAACACATACAAAGTTTTGCTCCAAAAGTAAGATTATGAAAAAATTATTATTAATTGGTATATTGTTACCAAATGTATTGTTTTCACAAACAAGAGTACGAGATACAATACAGAACACCAAAGAGGTTACGATAAATCGTACCATTAATAAAGAATCGACTTCAGAGTTGGTTCGACTTCAAAGAACAAACATATCATCAGTAGATGGAATTAATGCAGAGACCTTCAGAAAAACACCAGATTCTAAGGTCTCTGACGTTTTTAAGAGAGTCACAGGTATAAGTGTTGTTGATAATCGTTTTGTTGTTGTTAGAGGATTAAACGATAGATATAACTTCGCACTTCTTAATGGTTTGCCACTTCCAAGTTCTGAATCAGACAAAAAAGCTTTTTCGTTTGATATATTCCCATCTAACATGGTAGACAATCTTCTTGTTATTAAAACAGCAAGTCCTGATTTACCTTGTGAATTTGCGGGAGGTCTTATCGATATTAATACTTCTGAACCCAAAGATAAAAAAACTAATTCATTACAATTAGGAACGACTTACAATAGAATTACCACATTCAAAAACTTTACAACTTATGATGGAGGTAAGTATGATTTATTAGGGTTTGGGGTTAACGAAAGAAGTTTACCTGATCTACCAAACACAATAAATTTTTCAACACTCTCAAGAGATGATAAGTCTGAACTTGCAAAGATGATGGATTTTAATTGGGGAACAAAAATTAAAACAGCTCTACCAAACACATCAATACAGTATACTTTATCAAATAAAATTAAGTTAGAGGATAAAAACACATTTGGATATCTATTCACTTACAACTACCAAAACAATTTATCATTCAATAAAGTTACGAGAAGAGAGTTTGAAGAACAAGCAACAGGAGTTGTATTGAAAATGGAATTGAATGATTCATTATTCACACAAAACATCTTGCACTCAGGAATGTTGAATCTTTCATATAGTAAAAACCAAACAACAATCAAATTTAAAAACATTTATTCTGTCAACTCTGAGGATAAATTAAATGTTAGAAAAGGTGTTAGAGAGTTAGATAATGACCCAAGACAGTGGGAAAGATCAACTAACTTTTGGTATACTGAGAATAAATTATATACCAATCAACTACTGGGAACACATAAATACAAAAATTTGATTATAGATTGGGGATTAGGTTATAGTAATGTTAGAAGAAATATACCAAATTTAAGAAGGGTTGTTTATAGGAAGTATTCTTACTATGAAGATGATACAACGGAACAATACGTCGCTATAATTCAACAAAACGGAACAATACCAACTGCCGCTGGAAATATGTTTTGGTCAAACTCAAACGAAAATATGTATTCATCAAGATACGATTTCAAATACATAGTAAAAGAAAAACATAATATTAAATTTGGTGGGTGGAATCAAATTAGAACAAAAGAATTCACATCAAGGAACTTTGGGTTTTCACAATATAAACCAGCAGGATCATCATTCAACAGTAATTTATTATTATTACCAGAAACTGAATTATTCTCATATGAAAATATGGGATTATTAAGTAATGGACAAGGTGGATTTAAATTGGATGAAGCAACAAGTGTGGATGACAATTACGATGCAACTTCATTTCTGAATAGTCTTTATGTTTTAGGTGATTTTAAATTTGGTAAGTTAAAAACTGTTGGAGGGGTTAGGTTTGAGTCATATAAACAACAATTTCATTACATAGAGTTCGGTTCAAATTTAGATAAAACTATCGATACAACTGTTATTGATTTTTTACCATCTCTAAACTTAATTTACGACATCACCAATAAGTTTAGACTCAGAGGTAGTATAAGTCAAACGGTATCACGACCTGAGTTTAGAGAACTGGCACCATTCAACTTCTATAACTTTGTACAAGATAATATTATATCAGGTAATCCTAATTTATTAAGAACCAAAATTACAAACGCCGATTTTAGATTCGAATGGTATGCTGGAAAGGGACAGATAGTTACGTTGTCAGGTTTTTATAAAAACTTCGATAACCCTATTGAAATAATAAATAGAACAGGAACATCAGGTGCTCCTGAACTATACTTTTCTAATATAAATAATGCAAACTCTTTTGGTGGAGAATTAGAGTTTAGATTACTTTTATCAACTTTAACTAAAAGTGAAAATAAAATATTTGATAATTTAACGTTGTATTCTAATTTATCATTGATTAAGTCTATGGTTAATATGGATGAGATAATCGGTTCAGGTGGAAATAGACCACTTCAAGGGCAGTCACCTTACATTGTTAATTCAGGTTTATTTTACTCAACTGAAAATTTAAATTTTACTTTATCGTATAACGTTATTGGACCAAGAATATACATTGTTGGTAATACACAAGAACCAAGTGTGTGGGAGAATGGTAGAAACGTAATAGATTTCCAAGTATCGAAGACCATAAAAAACTTTGAAATTAAATTGAACGTGAAAGATGTGATCAGTCAAAAACTATTATACTTCCAAGACTTAAATGGTAATCACAAATATGACAATGGAGACAATAGATGGCAAGAAACAACTTTTGGACAGAGTGTAACTCTGAGTTTAAGATATAATTTTTGATATTATGATTTTTTTTTGTATACTTAATATATTACCTTTTGTCTTAACAATTATAAAAGACCGCAAAGATTATTTCGAGTGGCGTAAAAAGTATGAAACTAAACGAACTTATAACTATAGTAATTCCTTGTAAAAACGAAAAGAGAATTATAGAAAAAACATTGGATCTTTTAAATTATCAATCAGACATTTTTAAAATAAAAGTTGTTGTTTGTGATTCATCTGATGATGGTATTACAAAACCATATCTTTTAGATAGATTGGAATATGAGTCAGGAAGAGACAGATTTGATCTTCATATTATGGATGGTGGACTTCCTGCAAGAGCAAGAAACAACGGATTTAAATTGGTAACAACACCTTATGTTTTATTTATAGATGCCGATGTTTTCTTATTGGATCCTAAAATAATTAAAAGGGCATTTCTTCGAATATATAAAAATAATTTAGATTTAGTGACTGCTAAGTTCAGAAGTGATAACGGTAAATACAACTATATTTACCGTTTGTTCGATTTCCTACAGTTAGTGTCAAAATGGTCCACACCTTTTTGTTTAGGTGGATTCATGATGGTTAGATCGGAAACATTTAAAAATTTAGGAGGGTTTGATGAAGAGATAAAAGTTGCAGAAGACTACCACTTTTCAAAACAAATCAAACCAAAGAAATTTGGTAGAATAAATAACGTAGTTTTTACACCACCAAGAAGATTTGAAAACAAAGGATTAATTTACATGACTAAATTGTTCTTGGGGTCATTCTTTAACCACAAAAACAAAGACTACTTTACTAAAGATCAAAACTACTGGAAATGAAAAAGTGGAAAACCGTGATAATGAGTGATCTTCATTTAGGGGCAAGACAATCACAAACAGATAAGATATTGAAGTTCTTAGAAGAAAATGAAATGGAAACTTTAATATTAAATGGGGACATCATCGATGGGTGGGCAATCAAAAGTAACGGTAAATGGACCAATGACTGTACCAAAATAATAAGAAAGATAATCAAACTATCTGAAGGTAAAACAAAAGTGGTATATATTCGAGGAAACCACGATGACTTCTTAAAAGACTTTATCCCATTTCAACTAAACAATATTGAGATTGTTAGAATGTATAATCATATTGGAGTTGATGGAAGAAATTATTATTGTTTTCATGGTGATGTTTTAGATTTTGTTATTATGAAAGCAAGATGGTTGGCAGTTGTTGGTGGATGGTCTTATGATTTCGTTATTAAACTAAACACAATCTATAATAAAATTAGAAAGACTTTCAAATTGAAGTACCACTCATTGGCAAATGATATTAAACAATCTGTTAAGGGTGCCATTAACTTTGTTTCTGATTTTGAAACAGGAGCTAAAGGGCTTACACAAGAGAAAGGGTATGATGTCGCGGTATGTGGTCATATTCACCAACCAAAACTTGAAGTTGATTATATGAACTCAGGTGACTTTTGTGAGAACTCTACATGCCTTGTCGAAGATAAAAAAGGTAATTGGAAAATATTAGAGATATAGTTTTTTCTTAACACACATCAATTCATTTTCGATTTACATGTCCAAATAAAAGAATTATTTTTTGAAAAGAAAATAAACCAATAACAATATAAAAATGAAACAACTTGTAATTGACCCAGCTCATTCTGACTTGGGATTTAAAATCAGACACTTGATGGTGTCAAACGTAAAAGGAACATTAACAAATTATTCAGGTGGTATGTCTTATACTACTGAAGATATGAGTGACGCTCAGATTCGTTTTGAGGCTGAAGTTAACTCAATTTCAACAGGAAATGGAGACAGAGATGCACACCTTAATGGAGAAGACTTCTTCAACACGGAGAGATTCCCTAGAATGTATTTCGAATCAACTTACTTGAATCTTACTGACGGTAAAATGAAAGGTGAAATGACTATCAAAGACACAACTAAAACTATTGATTTAACTGTTGAGTATAATGGTAAATCAGTTGATCCATGGGGTAACACAAAACACGGATTTGAGATCTCAGGAACTATTAACCGTTCAGACTTTGATCTTACTTGGAATGCGGCACTTGAAACAGGTGGTGTATTGTTGAGTGATGAGGTTAAACTGAATTTGGATGTTCAGATGATGGAATTGGTTGGTGAATTAGAACCACAAACTGAAACAGCAGAATAAAATAATTCTTACACAACGTTAAATAATAGAATCCCCACTCAAAAGGTGGGGATTTTTCTATTACTAAAGTATTTATATGTAATGAAAAATCTTGTTAGATCAATCCTTAATGAAGTTTACCAAAAACAAAACAAACCTGACTTAATTAAGGAATGTACAATTGCTGCGGTAAGATTAGATAACACTGTAGTTTTAGCGAAAAATAGAGATAGAGGTTATAAGGCTAGAGTTGAGATTATTCATGAGATTGTGAACGATGTTGAAATGGTTTATTGGAGAGATATTGATACTGATTGGAGTGAGGGGATGAATGAATTTGGTATTGGTATTGTAAATTCTAGTTTGATGGTTGCTCAAGATGAGAAAGAAGGTAAAGGGGTTGAAAAAGAAAGAAAGATTGATGATAAAACTAAGGATAAGACCGAAAAAAAAAGATTTGCAGCTGATGGTGGTAAAATAAGAAAAGCTTTAACTTATAAAACTTTACCTAAAGTAATTAAATCTATAATTTCTTACAGAGGTGAAGATAAAAAAGATGTGGGACTTAAAGGAGAAACAATAGTTTCAAATAATGAAAATATTTATATTGTTGAAATGACAGCTAAACATTCTCCCATTATTAAAAAATTAAAATCAGATTCTAAAATTGTCGTAAGAACAAATCACGGAATTTATCAGAAAAGTGCTGGTTATACTCATGGTAGAAAAAGAAAATCTTCTGTTACAAGAATGGAATTGGCAAAAAAACATTTGGAGGGTGCTAAAAAAGATATAGATGTCATTGATGCGATGAAGAAGAAATACAAAAAAGATCCATTTTTGAATCCATACAGAACAAAGAACATGTATCATATGCAAACAACAGGTCAAATAATGATGAACCTTGATAAAAAACTTGTTGTTGTTAGAATGGATAATGAGATGGGAGAGTTTGTTGGTATTAAAACAAAGTTACCAAAAGATTATAAAGCAAAAATTGAAATAAGAGTAGAGGGTGAAAAAACCCATGATAAAGGAAAAAAATTACCAACGTAGTGAAAAATTTAATTAAAAGAATACTAAAAGAAGAAACAAAATCACTTTTAACTGAAGGTGGTATTCGTGACATTAAGAATCTTGCTAAAAGATATAAAATGGCTAAAATCTATTTCCATCTTGATTTAGATGGTGTTACAACTGCTTTGGCTATGAAACATTATTTAGAAAGAAATGGTATTAAAGTAGTTGATGCTGAACCAATTCAATATGGAGCAAAAGAATTCGCAGTTAAGAAACCTGATGGTGAAGGTGAGATTATGCCAGTTCTTGTGGATTTTGCACACGGTAAACCAATGTTTGTTATTCATACGGATCACCACGACACTCAAGCTGGAGTTGAGGGTGATACATCTACAAGCTTCAAGTCGGCAAGATCTAACGTTGAAACTATATCACAAAGTATATCCCCATCTGAAATATTTCCACCTGAAGACGTTGAAACAATTTCAATTATTGACTCTGCAGACTTTGCAAGACACGACATTAAACCAAGAGATGTTATCAATTACCTTTTCCAAATTGATAGAACAAAAGGGTTCAAAGAAAATAAAAGAAAAATGGGATTTGTTGCTAACAAACTATTATTAGCTTTTAAAAACAAACCTAATTTTTTAAGTGATATTGTATTAAATGCTCAACCATCATTACTTAGTATCTTGATGAACATCAAAGATCAGATACAAAAGAAAGGTTATGCAACTTTAGATAAGTTAGAACAAAATAAAGAAGCATACATTGAATCAAGAAAAAAAGAAGGTGCTGTTGAATACTCTGATGGAGTTATCAGTCAATATGGTTTTGGTTCTACGATGAAACCTGGATCTTATGATCGTTACACACCATTTGAAAATTATCCTGAAGCCGATTTCTTAGTTACGGGAATGCATTTAGGTATGGTCCAAGCATCTTGTAACCCATACAAAAAAGACAGAGCCCTTAAAGGTGTTAATTTAGGTGAAGTTAAGGATGAGGTTTTAGATAAAATGTCATCAGAGTTAGAAAGTATAAAAGTGACTTTTGGTGATCTTAAAAGAGTTGGTGAACAAGAAGCTGAGTTTGGTTCTGTTGGATTCACATTAAAAGATTTCATGGCAATTTATGGTAATGCCCCTTCATATAAAGTTGATGGTGGTAAAAGTACTTTAGATATTATTGGAAACATTTCTCAAAACTTATATCGAAAACTAAGTGATAAACAAAGAGACATGTTAGATAAAATAACTGTTAATGGTTTAGATGTAATCAAAGCAAACTCAGGTGGTCACAAATGTATTACTAATATTTCAGGAATAAGTTTCTTATTAAGAGATAGGAAGATAAGAACTAATACTGATGTTGAATCTATTCCTGCTGATTTACAACCGATTGCAACTTACGAGGGTGGAAATGACTTTGTTAAAGACATTAAAGGTAAGTTATTAAGATTTGGTAGTATCTCTGACAAACAAAAAGACGCGGCTCTTAGACAAATTAATAAAGAAGGTTCTTGGTCTACAGGTGAAGTTGAAAGACCTAAGAAAACATTTGTTGATTTAGTTAAAGAAATACAAACAGAGTTCGTATCAATCTTAAAAAATAAGATAAAAGCATCAGGAGATGAAAGATCCGAACCTGATTTAGGAATAGAACTTGAAGAACAAGTTAGACGAATTACCAAAAAACAACTATCGTCAAGAATCTAATTCTAACCCATACTCTTTAGGACCATCTCCAAAGTGTAGATGGAATCTTTATCTTGTTTGGTCTTAACTTGTTTTGACTTCAAATACTCCAAACTTTGTAGTACCTCTTCCTTCTTTGATTTAGGGTTTGAGGTAGGATTATTAACCTGAGATTTTTTAACCACAGGAAATGATTTTTTTTGAGTACCAACCTCATCACCCATAAATTCTCTAACAATCTCTAAAGACTTGTCAGGGTTCCAAGTGAACATATTTACTAAGATGTATGCGAATATCTTTTTCATACTACAAAGATAATGAAAATAATCGATATTTATAAAAGTATGAAAGATCTAATAAGAAACATATTGAAAGAAAAAACATCAATAAAGTCTAAGGAATCGATATATGAATCAGAATTGGATGAAGTAGGTAGACCAAGAATATATTCTGATGAAGAGGTTTTAGAACGTGCTTGTAAATATAAAAACGCAAGAGACTTTTCAAAAAACGATGATAAACATTATGCGGCAGCTCTCAGACGTAGAATGATGTTGAAAATACGTGGGACTTGTGGTTACAAGTCACTTGGTAATTTGTATAGTAGAATGTTATACATGTATATTTGGGAAAAAAACATCAATGCTGTTTATTTTGGTTTGACTTGTGATGAGGACAGAAGATACAATGAACATACAAAAGAAGAAAAAGAAATATTAGATGAGATGGATGTTGCACCTAATTGTAAAATTGGAAATAAATCTGGGGTTCAAAACTTCATTAAACAACACGGTAATTTTGATAGGTACTTTAATATTTCAAACGGTTATATTGATGCAGAAACAGCGGCTTTTGGTGAAATGTGTTTAATAGACCACTTCAAGACTGATCCAGAATGGGCCGGTAAAATTATTGTAGTCAACAGAACAAAAGGAGGTGAATTAGGTGGTAGATGTTTTGCAAGTGCTAGAAGAATGTTACAAGATGTTAACAAAATATTAGAAAAACAATATAATACACCTGAAGAATTAGAAAAAGGTGACCCTAAAATGTTTGCTTATTGGGCTAAAAATGCAAACACTCAGAGAGCATTGAATCAAGGTTTGAATAAAAGATTTTTCCCTGACGCACCATATTCAAAAGACGAAATATTATCTATTGCTTTTAATTATTATGATGAAAATAAATTCAAAGAAGAAAACGAAAAAGCTTACAAAAGTGCAAAAAGAAATAAAATGTTAGATATTCTTTTTCCACCTGGGTTTGTTTATGTAAATTTAGATAATGATAAAACATATAATAATTTGAAAGAAGTTAGTGACGATTTGAATGTTGATTTTTTCGATTTATTTAATGATATGAAAAGAGGTCAAGGTGAGTTAGACTATAACATAGTTTTAAAACCAAAAAATGAAATTAACGAAAATATATTAAAAAAGATCATAAAAGAAGAAACGGAAGAAATTGACCAAAAGGTTATAAATTTTTTAGTAAGAAGACACAAAGTTAATGAAGTTAATATCGATGACCGAATTAAATTTAAAGAAGTGTATTTCAAAGTAGACGATGACTATTATTTAGGTATATCAATGTTTGACAATAAAAAAAAACAAATAAAATTGATTATAGATATGTTGGAAAATAACAATGTTATCGAACCAATTAATAACTTTTCAAATGAGAACGACCCATACAGACAAAAAATTGTTAGAACCATTAAAAAGTTTTTATCTGAAATAATGTAATGAAAGAATTAATTAGACATATATTAAAGGAAGAAACTGAGGGTTCAGATTTAAATACAAAAGGAATAGATATTGCAATTAATATTCTCAAAAAATCATATCCTTACATCATTGGTTGGGAACTTTTTCAGGAGAGTTCATTTATGATATATATTAATATTATTTGCGATATTGAAAAACTTAAAAAGTTTTATAATAGTGATTTAAAACCTTATTATATTAGACATAAAGATGAAATATATAGTGAAAAATTATCATATGCACCTTCGGTTTTAGAAGCTGGTAATACTATATCGCATGATGAAAAGTACCAAGACTATAAAGAACTCAAAGATGAATTAAACGACATATATCAAATGCTTCCTGAGAGTACCATTCAAAAAGATAGATATGGTGACCCCAAAGAAATAGATCCTGACAAATTTATGTATAGATGAAAAAGTTGATTAAACATACATTAAAAGAAGACGAGGGAAATAATCTTGAACAAAGATTTAGAAACTCAATGCAAAAACTTCAATATATCTTTGAAAGTCAAGTTTCATCTCATATTGACTCTGTCGAAATAAGTGAAATTGAATTTGACCCTAAATATACTGAAATCCAAGCAAAACTTACGGTTAAATCATATTATGAAGACCATGATTTTGGTTCACTTGCTAAACACATTGATAGATTAGAAGATGAAGTTTATAAAATTCAAGGAAAATACACATTCACAGAAAACGGTGGTTTGATTAAAAGAGGTCCCGACCATGATTGGATTATGAGTTGTATACCAATTGGTATGAAATGGCAAGCTGGTGGCGAAGAATCATTTCTGTTAATTTTAGAATTTTGGATAAGACAAGAGGAATACGATGCGTAATGAGAAATTTAATTAAATTGATATTAGAAGATGAGGTTAAAAGAAAATACGAAAAACCTACACCAAAAATAGAACAACTTGTTTATAGATGGTTAAACAACTATTTTGATGGTGCAAAAATTTACCATGACAAATCGTGGGAAACAAGACATGATTTTGAATGGTGTAATCATGGAAAAGAAATAATGAAATTTATATTATTTTTTGAAGATAATAGTGATGTTTTTGACGATAGAAGAAAAACTGAAGAAAGAGATTTTGAATCAGGTTCAATTTATATTCCAAATGATATATTTAAAGATTTGATGTCTGACATTCCTGTAAGGGCCAGTTACTTAAAATACCTTTTTGAAGAATGGTTTGACGACACTTATTTAGGTGAAATTCAAAGTAAGATGGGTAGAAATGACATCTATATTTCTGAATTCAATATAGATGATAGAGATGCTCAAACTTGTGTTCCACCCATGACAAAACCTGAAGGCGTGACTGAGGAGGATATGATAGAACTTATTCTTAAAACCACACTGTTTAAAAGAGCTGGTATATTGAAAAACGAAGAAGAAAGTCCAGGGTGGATTGAAAAAACATATTTAGAAAAACTTCGTAATGTTGAATATGACAGATTAAGAGGACTATATTGATGAGAGAACTGATTAGACATATCTTAAAAGAAAATAGACTCCAACAAGAGTTGAAACAAGTTATCGAAGATAATGGTATCTTTGATGCTATTGATATGGTTGGAGGAATAAAAAACTTTAAAAAAGTATTCAAGAATGATCCTGAAGCTTCTAAAATATTGGATGGATTAACAGGAGTTGTTGATTTCGAATATCACGATGCGTTTAAAGATCCTCGATTTTTTGTATTCCCAATTGAATATGAAATAATAGGTATTGAAAAAAACACATGGGGCACGCATTCTTGGCCTTTATTGAATCTTATTTATGATGATAGTAAATTAACTTCAGCGGAAAAAAAGAAACTAATAACCATCCTTGCCACAATTCAAAATGACAATACTGTAGGAAAGATAGAAACCAACTTACCTGAAATTAAAAGTTCTGGTTATTTTGATGTTAGACAAATAAATGGTAAAAATACCGATATACATGATGTAGAATTCCCTTTTTCAAAAGAAGATGTGAAAAGAATACACAATAAACTTTATGATGAGTCTGAAAGTTTGAACGAAAGTGATAATCGTGAAACTGACAAAAATTTAAGAGCACTAAATGTATTGTTATCTTTGGTTAGTTGGGATGGACTCTGTGATATATGGGCAGAATACAATCCTGATGATAAGGAATATGAAATACGGTCTAAGACTACTGTAAGACATTTTTATAGTGATGAAATACTTGAAGAGTTAAGTTCATTAGAGGACTCAATAAAATCTATGGGAATCAAAGTGTATATCTTTGCACCTTGGTATGTGGATAGTTGTGACGATGAGGTTAAGTTCATGAACGAGAGTTCAAACAGAAGTGAAAAAGACACAAAAAAACTTTTCAGAATAACAAAAATGATAATGGAAGACCTAATACTTCCTGAATATAATCATCTTATTTGTTCTTATGAAATAACATTAAACGAAGTTTTCAATATACCTGAAGTTACAGTTTTATTTATTGGTGGTTACGGAACAAAACTTTGGCCCATGACACAAGGTATAAGACAAATGTATTTAAATGTTTTAGAGGACATTTCAAAAGAAATTGCAAACTATACAGGAGTAGTAATCGGTGTTCGTGGAGAACAAACACCAAAGTGTGATGATAAAGAAAATATTTATCTAAGAGAAAGTAAATCAGAAAACAAAGAATATAGTCCAGCAGGAAAAGAAATTACGCCAAAAGAAAAAGTTTATCATCAATCAAATCCTATTTTTAGAAATAAAATTGAAGAACAAGGTTTAAAAGTTCGTGCTGGTGAATGTTACAAAATATATGTAGGATATGGGGAAAAATGTATTCCTGCAATATTTGCAACCAACTCATCGAACAAAAGAGCTTGGTTTGATTCAACATATGACGACGATGTTTGGGAGATTGATACAACAAAAATACCAAATGTTAAATGGTTTAAAGATAGACATTTTGATTCAAGGTCAAAACATATTGTAACATTTGAAAATATACCAAGAGACGCAATCAAATTGATTTATGAAGGTTCAGGTAAAGACTCAGGACTGATGGAATCAGAAAGTAAATCAGAAGACAAAAAACTAAACTTAGTGAAAGAAATGATTTATAGTCTTTTTGATGAGGTTGAATTTATTGAAGTTGATACAAATTACGAAGGAAAACCACTTATCGAAGTCTATCATGATGTAGAGGATAACGCAGCAAACTACGATAATTGGTTTACTCATAGAATAATAGATGAAATTAAAGAAATGACAGGAGATGGTGTTGTTTTAGCTCCGTGGTGGGCTTTAGGTTGGGATTGGAAATATAAAAATCCAGACATTTTTATTAAGGTTCAAAAAATAGACTATGACGATGAAGGAAATGTTATAAACGAATCTGACGAATCAAAAAAAGAAAGAAAGTTTAATAAATTAATTCAAAATGTGGAAGATTATTTAAACTCCAACGAATATCCGAGTGTTAAAAAATTTACTGTGTATTATGATGACACACATGATGATGTTATTGTTAATATATTCTTTAATGTCCAAGACTCGATTAAATTGGGTGGAGGAATTAACTCTGTTATTAAAAGAGTTGGGAAACAAGTCATGGAAGACTTGGAGGTATTTCCTATGGACTTCAAATATTACATACATTTCGATAGAGATATAAATGAATCAGAAGAAAAACAACCAAAGTATTTGAATATAATCAAAGATCTTGTAGAACCATTCAAAGACGAGGTGGGTGTATGTGATATAAATGTTTCATATGACGATGATGATGATATGTATAGTGTTTATATTGTTATGAGTACGGAAGAAATGAATGATAAGTTTTCTTATGTTCCCATGATACAAAGTCACATTTCAAAATTGAGAATAAATGTTAGAACTACCATTAAAGATTATTTACCAATAGATAATTTGTATGTTGGGTCATATGGTAAACCAAATTGTAATTGGAACCCTTTAAATGAATCATCAATTAAAGAAAAATCTTTAGTTAAACTAATAGAAAAAGACGGACTATACGACTTTGTTGAAATGACAGGATTAGACTTCAATCAAGTTAGATCGTTAATAAAACAAATAGACAACCCCAAAGAAATATTAAAACAATACATTAGAGAATTTGTTTTAGAACATGATGGGACGAGTAATGGGGATTATGGATCTCTCTTTGCATTAAGATTACCATTGAGTAATACCAAATATGTTAATGACATAATGGTTCAAGACAGTGAACAAATTGCTGTTGAAATATGGGGATATGAAGAAGATGAATACGGTCACACCGAACAAACAGAACAATACCTAACAAGTATTAACAGCCTAACTAATGAAGAGTTACTATCAATCCTTTCTTGGATGATGGAAACNATTGAGGGGGGTTATTGGGATTAATCAAATAATTTTCTTATATTTGCCTTTATGGAAGGATATATCTATTTAGGTGAATACTATGACTTACTTGGTCGTGAGTTAGACACCACAGACAAAAAAATCGGAAAAACAATTTCTCTTACTCAAAGAGAATACCAACTTAATCGTACAAAATCTCCAATAGGATATAAGATCATCTCTGCGTATATGGTAGACGATATGGATAAGGTTGAAAAGCTTTTACATGCAATCCTTGACAGTCGAAGACTTGTTGGTGAGTGGTTTAAAGATGAGGAAGACACATTAACAGGTGAGTTTATTAACTTTATGAATATCTATGGTGCAACACCAATGGATATGAATCAAATAAAAGAAGATCAAATCACATTGAGTGGTGATGACCGACTTGTAAAGATTGCCAACTCATTTGGTAAAGATACGATGTTAATTAGAACATACAAAGGAATCGATTACGATGTTTTATTAGACACAAAAGGTATTCTACACTTCAACGGAGAGTTATTTGATACACCAAATAAATTTTACAATAGTGGCTTACTTAAGTTCTTAACAGGTAAACGTGGAAATAGTGGGACCAATCAGGTAACACAATTTAAAATTAAAGAAACGGGGGAATCTTTAAAAGAATTGTAATGAAAAAAGATTTATCAAAGGTGATAGAGAAATATGTGTATTCTCATCTATCTCACAGGGATGACATTTTAGTCCAAGTATTAAAAACACCAAAGAGGTATAATGTTCACATCATAGTGTACTTAAAACCTACAGACGGATTATGGGCAACAATAAATAAAGGTGTTGACAGACAAGATCTTATGAGAGGTCTTAGAGACTATTTGAATTTGGATTGGGATAGCTGTATGATTTTCTGTCAAACTAAAGACGTTTAGTATCATCAATATTCAGTAACTTTGTAAGTTTCATATATTTATTTATATGAATCTACAAGAACAAATATATAGAATAAAAAATGTAATCCAATTTATTTCTGAGTCTAATTATCTTACTCAACCTATGAAAATGGGAGTTGAACTTGATGAGGTTGAAACATTACAAGAATTAATGAAGATTCCTGTTACAGGTAAGTTTGACCAAGAAACTGAAGACTGCGTTAAAGAATTCCAAACTTTCACTGATATAAGAATAGATGGTATTGTTGGTCCCGAGACAAGAGAGAAATTAAATGATTTGTTAGATAACAAAATCAAAGGGTGGTTAGGATGTAAAAAAACACCATTAGAAAACAAAACACAAAAAGTTGTAGGTTTAGATCCTAACGCTCCAAAAGGAACCTCAGGAAAACAAAATATATCCTCAGATGACATCGTAGGTTCTGATTGGAGATCTTGTAAAGCTTTTAGAGCTAAAGGTGGTTTAGCTAAGTGGGGTGATAAAATCAAAATAGAAGCAAATACTTCAGGGTTTTTAATTTCATATAATGGTCCATCATCAGGGTTATCAATTGCTCATGCTATGAATGGTGGTGATACCATTCACCAATTATATAATGTTTTGATTTGCGAGATCAATCCATTCTTAGCTCAGGGTGGAATGAAACCAAATATAGATGGAATAACTTTCCAAACAGGAAAAAATGGTAAAGATTCTATGTTAAGTATATTGGTTCCTATTACTAAAGGTGATGGGGTTTGGCAGTTAGATCGTAGAGGTGGATGGAATCATGATCCAGGTGGTGGTAAAATGTCAAGAAAATGTGCCAAATTAACTAAACAAGGTAAAGAATGTATTGGGCCAGTAACTAAAGTTGCCAACGGACCTTTTGGTAAAATTACTGAATACTTTGTAACACATCAAGCATAAAGATATGAATTTAAACGAACAAATATCAAGAATACATGAGTTGATGGGATCAAACAAAAGAACCCTTAATGAAGGTAGAATTTTCATCACACCTGATGAAAAAGAAAGACTCAATGACATTATAGGTAAAACAGCTTTAGTTGTTGCAGGATCTGACATCGACCCAAATGATATGGAATATGTTGATGAAATAAATTATAAGTATGCTGATGGTAAAGATGCTGTTGTTACTTTTTATGTATCAAATGATNNACCAGGTCTTTATGGTTATTATCAAGCTCATGACTTAAAAACCCCTGACGATAACATTATTGTTATACAACAAAAACCATTNAAAAGAATGTTNACAGGTGTTGATAAAACATACAAGGATTTAACAGGTGACAGCGAAGCGGGAATAAACAGTTTAACTTCAACAATCAAACATGAATTTCTTCACGCTAAAGATCCAAATGTGAATGAATATAAAACTAAAATACCCTATAATACAAAAGATGAAAAATTATATTTTAGTAGTTGGTTTGAGTTTGAAGCAATGACGGGAGACTTCTTTGATAGTTTGGTTTCAAAGATAGANAAAACAATTAATATCGATAGTCCTCAAGAAAAGAAAGATAAAGTNAAAGCCGTTTTAGACGACTTATTAGATTTTTATTCAGGAAAAGAAAAGAAACTTTCAAACGACACATACGACTTTATACAAGGAACTCAAAGTAGAAATATACTACAATCAATATTAAAATTTGTAGAAAGAACGGTAGATAAGATTATTGACTTAGGAATTTCTAATAACCTATTGGACAAACACAATTTCTACATTGATAAAATAAAAGAATATAATCCTGATGGATTTAAGGAATTCACCAAAGATCTTTATAAGATTATTGATGCGGTGAAAGATAGATATAAGTTATAAGTTGTAATGAATCTACGTGAACACATTAAAAAAGTATTGAAAGAAGAAACTCAGGTTCCTCCTCAAGTTCTAAGAAGANANCATCTGATTGATGAGATGTTNGAACATATTAGGGAAAGATACTCAAGACTTTTTTGTGACTACAGAAATCCTAACATTTTATTAAGTGTTCTTTATGAAAGAACTTTATCGGACTTGTATCATGCTTGGTTCTATAAAACAGTATCAGATGATGATTGGGAAGTTGCGGCAGAATACATAGAAAAATACATAATAGATAAATACGAAAAAGAAACAATTGATCTTTGGGAAGTATTTTGTAAAAAGAAAAATCCATTAAAGAAAAAAGAAGAAACTGAAGGTGTTGGTGGTTATTCAGCACCTGCATTTGAAATGAAACCTGATCACGTTCACTTCAAACACCAATATAATGAAGAAACAGAACTTACAGAGAAATGTTGGAAAGGATATACTCAAAAAGGTATGAAAACCATGTTTGGTAAGAGATATCCTAATTGTGTTAAAAAGAAAAAGTAATGAACCTACAAGAACAAATATCAAGAATGAAATCAATGATGGGACTGAATGAAGTAACAAACCCATACAAAGTTAATTGGGAAGAACCAACAAGAGAATATTTTGTTCAAGAATTAGATGAGTTATTGGGTAATGAGATGAGGTTTTCAAAAGGAGAGTTTTTTCATCCTAATAATTATGACCTAATGTATAGTTTATTTCCATATACATTTAAAACAATTGCAGAACATGCAAAAGGTGANCCTNTAGAAAGTGATGAAGAAATTAAAGAAATCTTATTAAACAAAGAAATACAAGACTTGATGGATGATTGGGGTGAATATAGACATGTCTTAAAAAAAGACCCAAGAGCACAAGAAGAAGGTTTAAACTTTTTCAACATGGGAAATATGAAAGTATGGAAAGGAACCGAACCTGATACAGGAGAATATGTTGATAATATTGATAACACTTTTTATATGGGAAAAGTTGGTTCATTTATGGAATGGAATCCAGAATACAAAGATACAACTTCATCAGGACTTATAAAACAATTTGAAAACCCTGAAAATGAACAACAATTAAGAGGTTACAAAGGAAATATAGAACAATATCGGGAGTTTGCAAAAAAAGGCGAAGAAAGAAGTTTACCAGCACCTTTTGTGATAAAACTACCAACAAATGATAGAGAAGGAAAAGAATATATATTAATTGGCGGACACAAAAGAAGTGCAACTGCGTTACAATTAGGTGTAGAACCAATAAAAGTGTGGTTAATAGATTTAACGAAGTAATGAACCTACAAGAACAAATATTAAGAATACAAGAAATGATGGGTATGGATAATTCTCGTTTAACTTTTGACATACAAAAACTTGTGGATGATGAAATTATATTCGTTACAGAACCAGGTGATGGACAAGGAGGAATTGCAAAACCAAATTGGGAAGGGGATTGTAGTGTAATAACATTAGCCAACTTAACAGATGATGAAATAAAATTAAATCCGTGGAGATTAAAAGCAATAGAAAGACCTTTTAGTGATTGCATACCATATGTCCAAGATAGACAAAATGAATGGAGTGAAGAAAAATACCAACAAGTTATTGATTCAATAAAAATGAAAGGTGAAGAAGTTGATAATTATATAATATGAACCTACAAGAACAAATATCAAGAATAAAATCAATGATGGGTTTAATAATAGAAACCAAAGAAAATAGTTATGCTCCATGGGGAATCATTTTTGACGGTGAAAACAAAATATTAGTTGGTGATATGCACCAAACACCAATTGAATTATCGGAAAATTTAGAAAAAAAAGTCATTAGTGTCGCAAACAAATATGGTTATTATGGAGAAGGTATTGGATTAGAATACAATAAAGCCGTGACTGACTCCAAATTTTATAAAGACTTAGATCCAAAAATGTATAAAGGTAGTTGGGATGAAAAACTAATCAAATCAGGAGGTATTAAAGATAAAGACAAAAAAGTTTTTTTATATGCCTTATTTTCTAATGTGGACGAAAATCATAGATTGGAAAAGTTTATGAAACAGGNAAAAGAAGGAGAAACCATTTTTGATCTCCTTGTTAGAACAATTCCATCATGGTCTGCCGAAATGGGTCAATTTGATTTAAATAAAAAAGATCTTGAAAACTTTTTAACAGATATCAGCGAAGATGATGTAGATTTTATTAAACTATCAAAAAAAGAAGTAAATAAAGAAAATTTAGATGATTTTTTAACCAAAGGGGAAGATCTACAATGGCCAGAAAATTGGCAAGAATATCCCCACAAAGCGGGACAGGTTGCAAGAAAAGCAACAACACTGAGGGATAAATTTCTTATTAACACGGGACCAGGAGTTTATTTTGTTGGTGCGGGACACCTAAAAGACATTATCCAAATGAAAGAAGGGGAAGGATTAAAATTGATCGGTGGAGAAAAAATATGAACCTACAAGAACAAACATAAACAGATATTTATTATAAAATATTAAAAAATCATGGAAATAAATAGATTTAAACTTTTATTAGAATCAAAATTAGGAGAAGTAAAACCATTAATTTCTGAACAAGAAGAAATGAGTTATACTGTTAAAAATGATGCAACGTTTGAAAACGCAACAAGTGAGTTTAGAGATGAGTTAAAAATTTTCAAAGGAACTAAATTTGTAAAAAATGGTAAATTATTAGTAGCAAAAACTAATTATCAATTTGTTGATACTCGAACTGGAAATCCTTCAACTCAAGGAAAACCAAAATTAATAGCAGGTAATGTTACATACAATTGTGCTGAAGGTAAATTCACGGTAAATTTCTCAAAGGATAAATACTACCAACAATACGGTGGTTTAACAAAGGCTTTAGCACCATTATGTAACGCAAAAGCAACAACACCAAAAACTGACCAAGATACACCAAAGTCTAACCATGTTTGTGACACAGATAAGAAAAGTAAAATTGCTAAAGGTAAATCTTACAATTATTGTTACAACGGAGGAAAATACTACTTCAAAGGAACCGTAGGTGAGTATCAAACAAAACACCCAGATTGGACTGAAGCAGTTGGAACAGGTTTAGATGCAATTAAGAAAAAGATTTTCCCTAATATGTAAAGATCCCGAATTTAAAAGTTAATTTTTAATCCTCCACTTTAAAGTTGGAGGATTTTTTTTATACTTAAATTATGAAAGTTATAGTATTAGGAAATGGAAAATTAGGTCAAGAAATAATCAACCAAACAGGGTGGGATTATCTATCAAAAAACAAAGATAATATAAATGTATTAGACTTTGATAGTTGGTCGAATAAGTTAGATGGATATGATGTAATACTAAATTGTATTGCAAACACAAATACATATTCAGATGATCATAAGTTAATGACGGAAGTTAACTTCAAGTTTGTTTTAGATTTGGTAAGTGAATGTAATAAAAGATCAATCAAACTTATTCATATCTCAACTGATTATGTTTACGCCAACTCAAATAATAACGCAAAAGAAACTGATCAAGAGTTACCAAATAGAAATCATTACAGTGTAACAAAGTACTACGCCGATAACTACATAAAGATGTTCTCAAACAATTACCTTATTTGTAGATTGTCTCACAAACCAAAACCATTTCCATATGATTCAGCATGGACCGATGTAATGACAAATGCTGACTACACAGACGTTATCTCCTCATTGGTAATAGAACTGATCAGAAAAGGCGCAAAAGGTTTATACAACGTGGGAACGGACCAAAAAACGATACATGAATTGGCCAAACAAACAAACCCAAGTGTAAAAGAATCCCTGGCACCCACACATATCCCAAAGAATGTCACCATGGATCTAACAAAGATGAAAGAATTCCTNAACAAATAGTTTGTTAATATCGGGGNATTTCANTATCTTAGCGTTGTGAAAGACCTNTCCAAATATATAGAAACGCTTCTTGAAGATACAGCTTTAGGTGCNGACTGTAGAGTATATTTTAATGGGAAAATTTATGTTGTTGATATATACCTCAAAGATATTAGATANGGTAATGACTTTGTCCAAAAACATGTTAAAGAATGGGCTTTAAGTGTGATCGATACTTACTTTTCTAAAGGAAGTATAGAATGTCTTGTTAATGTTTGTATTGATTATATATTATGAAAGATCTATCAAATTACATAGAATCCATACTTGATGGGTTAATTAGTGATGGGGCAATTAGAGGATTAAATGTGGCCAAAGATGGCAACACATATATTATTACTATAAACGCAAAAAATTTTCACTATACAAAATCAGACAAAGGTTTCATTATATTATCCGATTCAATAGCTATTAGGCGACATTTAGAGATTTATTTTCCTAATGATGATATTAAGTTCGAAATTAAACATATCTTTGTATAAATGAAAGATCTAACCAAATACATACGAACCCTTATTGATGAGGTTAAAGTCCCGTTAGAGATCCGTTTGCAAGAAGATGGGGTGTATAGAATAGATGTTAATGTAGATCTTAAAGGAAGTTGGGTATTATATAAAATTAACTATGAAAGAGATAACAAAGATGTTAGGAACATACGAGTGCAGTTAAAAAAGTATCTTCCACAATTAGAGTTCGTGGTTAAAGTAAATTATATTAACTATCCAAATGATTTCACTATGCCGATTCTACACGAGTATAAGATCAAACCAAGAGAACACTTCGATAAATTACTTAAATTAAAAGACTGTACGATCAATTAACATGACAAAGATAGATGAGGTTATTTTAAATTATTTCAAACTGATCATTCCACACGAGTATGATAGTTTAGAAGTCAGATTTACCACAAGTAAAAGAATTGTTTTCATTATCGTACACTGTAACACAGCAAAAAAGGCACATAAGTTCTTCGGAAGAAAGGGGAGGGATTTAAATATACTAAAACAATTAGAAGTAGATATGTCGGACATGTTCCCATTTGATTTTTATATTACATGTCAATTTAATGTTTAATAGAGGTTTATATTGATTAAATGGGGGAATATCTGTATCTTTAGATAAAATTAAAACTATGAAAAATCTATTATTATCACTTATCTTCGGTCTTTTGTCTTTTATGACATTCTCACAAACTCCTGTTAATGTTTATGTAATTAATCAAGGGGGATGTCCTTACGCATTAACGGACACTTATGTTTCACCAGCAGGTGCAGGAAACATGACATTAACATCTATTGATAGCATGGGGTTTCAAAATGTTCATCACTATATTATTAATGATACAGTTTATCCTATTACCCTTACTGTATGTTTATATGTAGGAGCAACACAAGCACCATTCCCACCACAAACTCCACAGTGTATTACACAAGTATTAAATTCAGGAGTGGCATTAACACTTGTCGCTGACTGTTCAATATTAGATATAAATGAAATTATACCTCTAAATAAACAAGTTGTGAAAGTAGTAGATCTTATGGGAAGAGAAACAAGTATTGTATCTAAACAACCATTGATCTATGTGTATAGTGATGGATCAAAAGAGATAAGGTATATTAACGAGTAATAATTAAATTATAAAGTAATTGATCCTCTGTCATTTAAAGATGGGGGATTTTTTATTATAAGAGTATACGATCAATTCATTCGGTTCATAGTCCTCCACTACGTTACACTCCGTTTCAGAATTCACCTCATAAATTTATCCTACACTCTTAACGAGAGTAATTATTACCGTCGTATTAAAGACGAGAGTAATCTTTACCTTTGTATTAAGGATATGTCCCATTATTTACCACATATCTTATACAGTATTGTAATGGTCATTACAGTAATGTATATTACGTTAACATGATGAGGTTCTCATGTATAGAAAACTAAATAATCTATACATAACAATTCCCCCCATCTAATATGGGGACCCCCATTTATGAGTAGACAATCTAAGTAGACGATTAGTGATCAGGTGAGTAAACCTTTCAGATAAGTGTACCACTTTTTACCACAGAGGTTTATTAGTAGATCATTTAGTAATGTAGATGAGGTTCATATATAAATATAACCTTCGGTTAATCCTATTAGAATGAAAGAATAGTACATGGTTTACATGTCATANANTATGTGTCTATTATTAGGGGGTCAGGATCTAAGATGGTCCCTAAAGGGTCGTTGAAGTAATCATTTAATATGTCATTAAGTCATACTCTAACGTCCTAAAGGACTGTCCACGGCAATTGTTCTTTAACACTACATTTTTCGCTGGAAAACTTAAGTACTCAAAAAAGTGGTCTTCTTGCTATCACTAGAGGGGATTTTTTCACTCTCAGTATAGCAACAGGACCAATTACGGTGGGAGAAAGTGGGTAGAACACTATGGGGAAAAAGTGGTAAAAGGTGGTGAGGGGATTGTGTGGTGAAGCGAACGAGACTGACATTTTGACAAAATCAAGTTTTTTAACATATTTATTTATTAACAATTCCCCCTTATGATACAATTAATTAACAATTTCGAAACAACACTATCAGAAAATAATGGTTCCTTAATGGTCAATTATAAACATGACATACTGACAGGGTACTGTGAGTACAGAATTGTGGAGGTAAATAACAGATTCAAACAAAGAGCATGGGTTCTTATCAACACAGACATGGGGGATGTAATAGAATATATACATTCAAATTCCCCACTATCAGATGATGATCTGTTAAAGGTAGATAAGTTAATTAGAGATCACTCACTACTTCGTGTTCGTTCTCTCGCTCGTTGATTGAGATCATTCCCTATCTAAGGTTCAAGGTCTACATCAGAAATGATGTGACGACGGATCCATCCACTCACTTTAGACGTGGGGAATCTTTTCAATATTATAATAGACAATAGAGTAATACATAGAAGAGTCAGTCCAAGTATAACTACTAAGACCCCAATGTAATATAGAGGATCAAACATATCGATTCTTATATGTAGGTTCAACTAATGGTTCACATGGTAATGGTCGACAGATCATAAGTGAGATCCCCACACTGAATAGGGGAAGGAACATAAGTATAAGTAGATTCTTCATAGTAGTATAAAGATAAGAATAACATTTGATCTAATCAAATGTTTCCTTGATTAAATGTGGGGGATCCTTATATAAAAATATAAGGCAGGCTGGAGTCTACTCGGTCCCCCCCGTCAATGAAGGTTACACCACAAAGGTACAAATAATAATTGACATAACCAAACATCCCCCATATAATAATCAACT